GCTTGTATATTAGTAATGTAGAAAATTCCAATTACTTAATTTTGACTGTTAGACGCTAGCGCGTCTTTCAGTCTTTTTTATTTTTAACCACTCATTCCAAAAGAATGTACTTGCGATAAAAACTAAGATCGCAACGCCTATAATTGTTGTAAAACCACCTCCTAAAATTAATGTGATGATCATTGCGAGTATCATAGTCATGTAACTTAGTAAATACTTCATCTTGTAGCCTCCCTTTTACGATTAAATTTTTGTTCCATGTTATCGTGCTATAATTCTTTTATCGCTACTGCGATAGTGGGTGGTGAATAGAATGAATTTAAAAACAATAATTAACTCTTTTGATTTAGCGATAAAACTCAATAAAGATATTTTTATTGTTGTCGATGGTGTAATGTATATTGGTACTCCTTCAAAAAAAGATAAAGAAGATGATTATTATCAAAATTTAATCAATGCTATGTTATTAGACGTTAAAAAACCGACTTCTTCTTTAGAAATTGATACTTTGTTTTTAAAAGATGTATCAATAGTTGGTAATTATGAACGCGTCAATGTAGATATTGTTGCAATCGACGTTCAAAAGATTTCTGCTGTTTCTTTCTTAGATTAGTTTTCTTAGCATTCCTAACTCCCTCGATCAAAAGTGCTGTTAGGAGTGCTATTTTAATAAGTTGTAGTTTATTCATTTAAATTTCTCCTTTTTCTCTTAAAATCTGCTCAATATATCCTCTTTCTAAAGCGAAATCAAATAACATTTGTTGGATATGTTCAGGCATTACAATCACTCCTCTTCTTCATCGAATTCGATAATTGGTTTAGGCGCTATGCCTATCTCTATATCGATTGCGTCATAATTTAAATCCTCAATAGCTTCTTCGATTTCATTTACTGCACTTTTAATTTTTGATGCTTCAGGCACTCCGTAATTGATTGTTATTTTTTTACTCATTTATAATTTCCTCCCTTAAGTTGTTTGGTGTTTTTTTAAAAGTTATATAAAGTTATATAGAGGGTAAAATTTTTTTATACTTTTATTTGGTCGATTTCTACATCGTATAACTTTGCTAAAGCATAAACTGTAACATTACTTAAATTAGTTTCTTCTTTTTCCCAATGACCGACTGTCTTAGAGTTCACTCCTAAAATATCTGCTACTTCCTGTTGTTTCAAATCTCTAACCAATCTCCATTTTCTTAAAGATAATTGTTCTGGCATGTTGTTCACCTCTCTTTCACATGTATAACTTTATATTACTTTAAATTACTTGTCAACGTATAAAGTTATATTTTTTCGGAAAAAGTTATAAAAAGTATTGTAAAGTAATGTTAGTTATGGTAAGTTAATATTACATTAAGTAATATTAAAGGAGACAATTATGGAAAATAACAACGTTAGAAAAAAATTATCTGAAAGCCTACAAGAACTTATGAAAGAAAGAAACATTGACCAAAAAGAACTTGCTGAAGCTATTGGAGTAACTCAGCCCACAGTCTCAAATTGGATTCAACAAACTAAATATCCACGTATAAAAAGAATCCAACAACTTGCAGATTACTTTAATGTACCTAAATCAAGAATTACAGAGGGAGAAAAAGAAATACAACAAGACACAATGGCCGCTCATTTTGATAAAGATGGCTTAACTGAAGAAGAAATTGAAGAAGTAAACAAATTCATTGAATGGGTTAAGAATAGAGATAAATAAAGGGTGTTTTGAATGGGGTTATATGAACAATTATGTATAAAAAACGACTGGATAGAAATAGAAGAAACTAGTCGTTTACCTGAATTTCAACCTGGTTTATATATAAACGGGAAAATTTATATCAATAGCAACTTATCCGAAACGCGCAAAGCCGAAGTTCTATACGAAGAACTAGCACATCACAAACTTACATATGGGAATATCTTAGATCAATCTAAAGACATAAATCGCAAATTTGAAAACTACGCTAGACGTCACGGTTACGAGGCAGCACTTCCCCTACGCATTATTGTGGAGGCACACAACTATGGTGTAAGTAACTTATATGAACTAGCTGAATATGCTCAATTAAGTGAGGAGTATGTGTCAGACATTCTTGAACACTATAAAAATAAATATGGTATTGGAACTCACTATGGCGATTACTCTATTACATTCGATCCGTTGAGGGTCTATAAGTTACATCATATTGATTAAACGCGAATTATCGGTGTTTTAGTATAAATTTATTATTAAGGAGAAATGTAGAATGAAAAAGGTTTTATATTTAATTTTAACTAGTTTATTAGTATTAGGTGCTTGTGCTAACAATGATAGTAGTAAGAAAGATAACGTTTCTGTTGATGAAAATAAAGTACAATTCACTAAAAATACTTTAGTATTAGATCAAGCTGTTTTAAAAATAAAAGACACATTTTTAGTTAACGATAAGGATTCGGATAACGGAAAGAAATTATTAGCATTTAAATACGAGGTTAAAAGTAAAGACGGAGATGAACAAATAACGCCAATGAATGTTTGGATTGCGTCAATGGAAGCCGTTCAAGATAGCGAAAATACTGAAAGTAAACTTGAAGTTGGTCCAACGCCTAATACTGGTAAATTCGAAGAATGGGACAAACACAACAGCGATGTGATTAAGAAAGGTAAAACTGCTAAAGGTATTATCACTTATGAGTTAGAAAATGATAAGCAAGTGACACTTAAAGCTACTAAAGGCACAGAGGGTAAAAAACTGGGTATCAAGAAAATAGATATTAGCAAACTAAAGTCCGTAGATTATTCTGCGGCAGATGATATTATAAACGATTCTGCTAGTAGTTCAAAAGAAGATAGTAAAGATGTTGCGAATAACGAATCAGAAAATACATTTAAAAGCGATAATCCAAAACCACAAGATAATAACGGAAATAATGAAAATCCTCAAATGAAACAAGCACAATCATCAACAAATCAATCTTACGAGAGAAAACAACAAGTAAGTCAATCTCAGACAAACACTAACCAAAGCAATAAACAACAAGATAATGGATATATGACACCTTCACAAATAGATGAATGGAACAAAACAAAACCAACTACTCACGATGAATCACAAATGGAACAAGTACCACAAGACCATTCTGGTGGCCACCCCTCAATTTTCGGAACAGATACGCCACCAAAAAATAATTAAATAAATTTATATGGGTAGCACGCCTACCTTTATTATTTTTTTACTTTTTTTAGGGAGTGATGAATTATGAACGTAGCTATTTACGTTCGTGTCAGGTCAGTACATTAGAACAAAAAGAACATGGATATTCTATCGAAGAACAAGAAAGGAAGCTCAAATCATTTTGCGAGATAAACGACTGGAGTGTATCAGACATATTTATCGACGCGGGTTTCTCTGGTGCTAAACGTGATCGACCGGAATTACAACGTATGATGAATGACATTAAACGATTTGATTTAGTTTTAGTGTATAAGTTAGATAGGCTCACACGTAATGTACGTGATCTACTTGATTTATTAGAGGTATTCGAACAGAATAACGTAGCATTCAGAAGTGCTACTGAAGTTTATGATACATCTACAGCTATGGGTAGACTGTTTGTTACGTTAGTTGGCGCTATGGCAGAGTGGGAAAGAGAAACCATTAGAGAGCGTGTTATGATGGGTAAACGCGCAGCGATTAAACAAGGCATGATACTTACACCACCACCCTTTTATTATGATCGTGTAGATAATACTTACATTCCTAATGATTATAAAAAAGTAGTTTTGTGGGCATACGATGAAGTTTTGAAAGGTGTTAGCTCAAAAGGTATAGCTAGGAAATTAAATGATTCAGATATACCACCTCCTAATGGCAAAAGGTGGGAAGATAGAACTATAACGAGAGCGCTAAGAAGTCCTATAACAAGAGGTCATTATACTTGGGGAGATGTATTTATAGAAAACTCTCACGAGCCTATTATTACCGAAGAAATGTATCAACAAATAAAAGAAAGGTTAGAAGAACGGATCAATACTAAAATAGTCAGTCATGTATCAGTGTTCAGAGGTAAATTTATTTGCCCAAGATGTGGCGGCACATTAACAATGAACACAGCAACAAGAAAGAGAAAGAAAGGGTATGTTACTTATAAAACGTATTATTGCAACACATGTAAGACTAGAAAACAAAGTTTCGGTTTTTCAGAGAATGAAGCGTTGAGAGTTTTTCGTGATTACCTATCTAAACTAGACTTAGACAAATACGAAGTAAAGACAAAACAAAAAGACGATGTTGTTACTATTGATATAGATAAAATCATGGAACAACGTAAAAGGTATCATAAATTATATGCTAAGGGGTTAATGCAAGAAGAAGAATTATTTGAATTGATTAAAGAAACAGACGAAACAATTGCAGAATATGAAAAGCAAAAAGAATTAGTACCTAGAAAAATACTAGATATAGATAAGATAAAAAACTTTAAAAATGTATTGTTGGAATCATGGAAGATATTCTCGTTAGAGGATAAAGCCGATTTTATTAAAATGGCTATTAAGTCTATAGATATAGAGTTTGTAAAGCTTAAAAGTAGGCATTCTATTAAAATAAACGATATAGAATTTTATTAA